TTTTCAAGCTGCATGGCCTTATCCGCAAGTCTAGACCGTTCTTCGGCCAGACGTGCAGACTCAGACAGACCACGCAAATCACGCGATACACCCTTGAGTGTATTCGACGCCTGATTTTGCGCCCTGACAATGAGGAACAATTCTCGGACAGAAACAGCCATTATTCTTTACTCTGATTAGCCTTTTTAGATTGACGTTCGGCTTCTTGGTCTAACTCAGTCCACACAACGAAGAGTCGAGGCATGATGGCTGCTGGTTGGTCTAGCATACCACCACTTCTCGGCAAACATTTCAAACGATCACACACGTTTGCAACGTTGATCCACTCTTGAGCCTCTACTCTTTGCTCGTCGGGGATTCTTCTGCTTCCTTTGGTGACGATTGTGTTGACTGCGAGTTGAAAGGGGCAAGATCCTCTTCAGTCTCTTCCTCCCCGTTCATCTCATCTAGATACTTCTCAATCTCTTCACCAAGTTCCTTCGGCAGAAGATCAATCGTCCGAGGACTGTTGAATGAAAGAGTTGTTCCATCCGGCCCTTCGATATTGTGTTCAATGATGCAGTTTGCAAACTCAAACTCTCGAGATGCGCGCTGCATAACATCAATATCCATCTTGCTGATCTTTGAGTCGCCGCCAGCTTGCTTTGTCTTATTCCTCTGCGCCTGTTCCATTGACAGACGTGTAGCAAGCTGACGGCGCTCAAGTGCCTGGCCGTATGTTAGCGCCCGAATTACAATGAATCCATCGGGCGGCAGTGACTCAAGATTGAATCGCTTGGACTCAGCCTGAAGTGTAATACGTGGCATTTCTTTTCTCCTTCTTGCCCTTGCCCTACTCTTAGGTGATAGATGTAGTGCTGGTCTGTACGATCTGGAACGGAGTACCTGATGCAATGTCAATAAGACGAAGCTCAGTATCGGCCATGACAATGTCCCCGATCGAACCCAACTGTACACCGTATGCTGTATAGACTGCATTGTACGCCGTAATCTGTACCTGATCGGATGCAGGTACATTGCTTGATGTAAGCCTCAACGCCTTGCCTGTGGTTGCGATGAAAGCATCCATCTCTGTACGATCCTGGAAGTCAAGCTGAGTAGCAATCGTAGCTTCAGTCTCACCGAAGCTAATGTACGATGCCTGACGGCTAGGACGAATACGGTTCTGAGCCGCACCGTTATCATTGACTGCAAACGTAAATCCGTTGAAGTCGTTGGATGGTGTGGAGAACGTGGGCGAAGTACCCGCAACGTCTACTGCAACAGTGTGTGCATCTGCACCGAACATCTTACGTGCAGCGAACGAAGCAGTAGGCGGTGTATCTGCGTTGAGTCCAGTTTCGCCAAGTCCCATGACGCTCATGTTGGACTTGAGAACTCCATCCTCAACACGGAAGTTATACGATGGAATCACGCAACCGACGTACTTGAAAACCCTGCCGTTACGAACAATTGTAATCGACATAGTTTTCTGAGTTGCGTTTGCGCCACCGATACCAGACGAAGCACCGGACGCCAGTGTACACGTATAAGTGTACGGGCCAGCGCCAGTCTTGACAATTGCAAGTCTCATGATGTAGAGGAAATAAGGGAGAAGTGCTGTATCAACTTCCCAATCAATATCTCCCTCAGCATGATAGAAACCCTGCTTGACAAGTGAGGCGATCGTCTTACCACGAATAGCAGGTGAAATGTAACGATCCTCAGTGTAGTTCAAACCCTCGCTGAGTACCGGAACGTAAGTTGTCGGAGCAACGTATGTGCCCATGACTGTTTCATGAGCGATACCAATAAACCCTGCTCCACCTACACCGACTGCCATTACGACTCACCCCCTTCCTGACTTACATGATTGACACCGGCAGGATCAGCTTCAGCCGCAGTTCCTGGAACTGCAACTTCACCGACCTGCTGCATCATATCATCCGAACGCTGTTCGTTCGGTGTTCGCTTACCTGTGGTGACGTTTGCCTTTGCTTTGCCAACGCCAATGATAGGACTCTCTTCAAGAGAATCCTTTAGATCAATTCCACGGTCAGCTTTATACCGCGCCTGCATTTCCTCAGTAACGGTAAGTGAGCCGCCGTTCTTCACTAGGCCAACTCCCTCAACTTCAAATTCAGTGTCGTTGGGGAAGTCAGGATGATGAATGCTGATTTGAAAATCAGACAATGCTGAATCCTTCCCATATGATACGTGTGCTTTTTACGTAGCCAAGTTTTGGCGCTGCTACTGAACCATACTGGCGGTTGCGTGTGTAACCGTCTGTGATGTTACCGCCAAGTCTTTTGTCGGCATTCAGCAATGTACAAACTGCCCCAACGAGCGCCATATCTGCTCTTGTTCTGGACTGTGAATTGAGAGTTAGTTTTGAGTGGCAGATGTAGATGTTGACTCGAAAGTCGTACCGCATTGAACCTCCGCCCATTCCGCCAATGTTGTGGCGTTCCTGGGAATCTTCCGCAGGTTCAAATACCGCGCATGGCATCCTCCCTGTTAGTATTGCCTGGAAATCCTCGTATGTTTTCGTCAGTCCTAACGCAACTAAATTGGAGTCTACCTCTGCTTTCAGGTAGTCCATCACGTCTAGTTCTTGAGTGAACATTAGCGGAATCCAAACGATGCTAACGGATGAGCCATGAATTGTCCGCCACTGGATCGAATACCACCGCTACCGACTCTTGACGCTGCTACAGCGCCATCCATCCAAGCTGCAAAGATAGCAACAATCTCATTTTCGGCCTGATCGTCTAGACCTAGAATGGTCTTGCTGGCATCTTTGAAGTACCTTCTTGATGAAAGATCCAATACGGTGGGGCATCTGCGCCAGTCCAAACAATTTCATGGTCTGTGACTAGATAACTTTCGACTGAAGTTGCTCCTTCAACCAAGTCACCATAACGCCACAGGATACCACCTTCATTTACTTCTGCCGCTCTTGGTGCGTAACTCTCAGCCCACTGTGCCCAACCTGGGCCTTCTTCTTCAAATCTATTTTCAACTGCTCCTAAGACTGGAATCATGGAAGCCTTTAGCGGGGCAGACATATCGTTTAGCTGTGCAGCTAAAAGATCAACTTCTTCTGCTACTACTATAGGCTCTGGATGCCACTCAAATTCGAGCATGTTAGAATTGCTGATTCATCGCGAATTTGCGATCATCAACTGTCGCTACTGTAGAATCGTTCGGGAAGAACATATCTTGTGTAAGATGACTTGTTCCTCCGGTCAATGTCACACCGACAATGATTGTGTCGACGTTCTTGACGTTGAGAAGTTCAGCGAACGCTTCGTCGTAAAGCTTCTGGCCGTAAGTGCGGTCTGCACTTTCAGCGTTTGAAGCATACAACGCTCGCCAACGTATTGAAGCGGCCAGCTTACCAGCGATATGTCGAATCTCATCCGGTGTTGCTGGATTTGATACAACATTGGGATCGAAATCCCAACTGGTAAGCGTGGCCGCATCAATATAGCCCGATAGTTGGCCTCTAACGATACGCTCTGCTTCATTGAATGCAGCAACTGATTCGGGATCATTGTCCGCGAAAACAATTTCACTGTTACTCAGATGAACGTTAGCGTCTGAAGCGTTAGAGTAAGCCATGACTACTTAGCCCGCGTCTTGCCTTCAGGCTGTGGTACAGGCTCAGCATCACGCTGTGTAACTACAGGAGTTTCAGACTGAAGCATGACTGCACCAGTTGCCCGGTTAATCTCAACTTCATCTGCGTCTGGATTTTCCTCAAGCAGAGCTGCAACCTTACCTGCACGATAAGCCTCAAGGCCCGAAAGTGAAAGTGCAGTTGCTCGCTCTTCATCGCTGACATACTCCTTCTCGTCAACGATAGCCCCACTTGCACGAAGAGTTTCAGTCTCTTCCTTGCTGAATGCACCAGCAGGAATCTTCTCTCCGGGCCTAACAGTAGGACGCTGAAGTACAGCCAGGTTTGGATCTGCTGGCTCTTCGCCTTTCGGAAAGGCATGATGTAGAGTGCTGTTAGCAACGTCTGCCATTAGCTCACCGCATTCTGAATGATGTAGGCTGCCTTAGAATTGACAATCTTCAGATCGTACTTCTTCTTGACACGCACGAGAGTAGACTCTCGATCCTCATCGCGCCAACGTGCAACTGCTGTGGTCTGTCCGTTAGGATAGATCCAACTGAAACGCTTAGCCCAAGTCTGAGTTTCCTGACCCGGTGAAGGATCAATGTAAGCAAAGATTACATCCTTGCCCCAGAACTTAACCATCGTTTCACCAGCGGACGGCTGATCTGCACTGTTATAACGCGAGTCAGTGACGTGAACCCGCCCAGAGAATCCTGCAAGACGGAACACGTCCGCAATTGCAGGAACAGAGTTGGTGTACTGATACTGAGAAATGACCTTCGGATGCCGAGCCAAATAAGTCTCAACATCAAAAGGAATCCAAACATCAGTAGGCTCAAAGCCAGTTGCCTGTCGAATTGCTCGACGTGCATTCACCATATCCCCGATAGGATCGGAGAGTGTCTGAGCGTAAAGATCCCACTGAGTAGTACCAGTCAGTGTGACCTTGTTACCAGAGGGATAAGTTGCAAGGTTACGTGCGAGTGTCGAAGCGTCACTCTCAAGACGAAGCAGAATAGCGCGTGTGACCAGATTAGTACCAGCCTGAAGAGGCGCAGTCATAATCTGAAGGTTAGTTGCAGCAGAAGCCTGCGCTCGCTGGAACTCTGCAATTTCCTCATCGGTAACTGCAACCTTAAGAGCATGTTCCCTGGTGCGGAAGTTATCCATCGACCAAGCAGCACCACGAACCTCATTCGCTGCTGTACCTGGTGCTCGCTGATCGTCCCAATAGAGCCAGTCCGACCGATCGAATACACGGTACTGTCCAGACTCTAACAAAACCGGAGTCTCAGGAAACATATCACTCGCAATGAGCAGCTGATCTTTGTAGCCGACACTGAATTGAGTGAGAATAGGATCATTGTAGACCCTAGTTGCGTCATACATTGGCATTAGTCATTCACCCCCTTCAGTCTTAGGTAGCGACATTGCCGCCGAGATTCAGCAGCACGCTAGTGAGTTTACCTGAAGCTGATGCATCCTGAAAACAAAGTCCAAGAATTGCGCTACCAACTACAGACGGAACCGCACGACCAGAAGTATCAATCGTAAGCTTCTGACCTGCCGTAACAGCAGCGCCCGCTTCGACAATTGCAACTCCCATCATAGCAACATCAAGCTGCTTACCGCGAGCAAACTCTGCCGCGTTAACATCTTCCTGTGCTACTCCGAACACCTGATCTGTAAGTGCTGTTACAGGCCCAACGATAGGGCCAGATGCACCGTTACCTGTTCGCTTAACCGCACGGTAAATTACCGTTGCAGCGGAAGTAGCGAATCCCTTATCGACTACATACT